CGAGGCAGTTGTCCGCTTCCAAGCTGAGATGATTACCGAGACGTTCCCGGCCAGCGGCCCGGTGCGTACCAAGATTCTGGGTAAGGAGACGCAACTTGTGCGCGAGGCTGCGGCCAACGTCGAGGACGACATGAACTATGACCTGACCGAGGTCATGAAGGAGTTTCGCCCGGAGCACGAGCGTCTGGCGTGGAACCTGCCCAGCGCTGGATCAGGATTCAAAAAGGTCTATTACGATCCTTCCCTCGGCCGTCCAGTCTCGATGTTTGTCCCAGCCGAGGATATCCTGCTGCCCTACGGCACCACCGATTTGGACACCTGCCGCCGCCTGACGCACGTCATGCGCAAGACTAAGAACGAGATCCTCAAGCTACAAGCTGCTGGGTTCTACTGCGACTGCGATCTGCCCGACCCGCCGCGTGACCGGGACGATATCAAGAAGGCCAAGGACAAGGAAACTGGGTTCAGCGATATTAACGACGACCGTTATGTGTTGCTGGAGTGCCACGTTGACTTGGACTTGGAAGGCTTCGAGGACAAAAACGACGATGACGAAGAGACCGGCATCGCCCTGCCCTACGTAGTAACCATAATCAAAGGTACCAACACGGTACTGTCCATTCGCCGCAACTGGAAGGAAGATGATGACCTCAAGCTCAAGCGCCAACACTTCGTCCACTACCAATATATCCCGGGGTTTGGGGCGTACGGCTTCGGCCTCTTCCACCTCATTGGCGGGTTTGCTAAGTCGGCTACAAGCATCATGCGACAACTTGTCGATGCCGGGACGCTCAGCAATCTCCCCGGAGGGCTTAAATCGCGTGGACTACGCATTAAGGGCGATGATACGCCAATCGCGCCGGGAGAATTCCGCGACGTAGACGTAGCCAGCGGCAGCATCCGGGACTCAATCTTACCGCTGCCTTACAAGGAACCAAGCCAAGTTCTGTACCAGTTGCTGGGCAACATCGTGGACGAAGGTCGCCGGTTTGCCGCCACGGCTGATACTAATATGAGCGACATGGGCGCAGCCGGTGCGCCTGTGGGTACGACTCTGGCCTTGCTGGAGCGCCAGCTAAAGGTGATGACGGCTGTCCAAGCCCGGGTGCACTTTGCGCTCAAGGAAGAACTCAAGCTGCTCAAGGAGCTGATCCGCGACAACACCGCGCCCGAGTACGCCTTTGATCCTGAGTACGGCGACCGTAAAGCCAAGAAGGCTGACTACGACTTGGTGGACATCATCCCCGTAAGCGACCCCAACGCGGCCACCATGAGCCAGCGGGTTGTGCAGTACCAAGCGGTTATCCAGATGGCCCAGATGGCTCCGCAGATCTACGACCTGCCCGAGCTGCACCGCGCCATGCTCAACGTCATGGGGATCAAAAACGCCGAGAAGCTGGTGCCGGTCGACGAGGACTATAAACCCAGAGACCCGGTCACCGAGAACCAAGCCATCCTCAAGGCCAAGCCGGTCAAGGCGTTCCAATACCAAGACCACGCGGCGCACATCGCCGTCCACCAGTTCATGATCCAAGACCCGCTGATCCAGCAGCAGATGGGCCAGAACCCACAGGCACCCATGCTCTTGCAGTCAGCGATGGCGCACATCGCCGAGCACGTTGGGTTCCAAATGCGCCAGAACATCGAGAAGCAAATGGGCGTTGCCCTGCCGCCGGACGACGAGGATCTGCCGCCAGAAATCGAGTTGGCTCTGTCAAACATGATGGCCCAAGCTGCTCAGCAGCAGTTGCAGCAAGATCAAGCCCAAGCCGCGCAGGCGCAAGCCCAACAGCAAGCCCAAGATCCGCTGGTGCAGATGCAGCAGCAGGAGTTGCAGATCAAGCAAGAAGACCTCAAGCTCAAGGCGACCAAGCTGGCCGCAGACATGGCACACAAGGCCGACCAGCTCAAGCTGGAGCAGCAGAAGATCTCGGGCAACCTACAGCTTGGCTCGATGAAAGTCGGAGCCGAGATCAAAAGACAACGGGCCGACATGTCCGCAACCCAGCAACGCGAAGGTGTCCGCATGGGCATCGACATTGCACGGAGCAAAGCACAGGACGAAGCCGCCCTGCGAAAAGACGCTTTGCAACACATTGCAACTTTTAAGAAAGGCAACCCTAGCCAATGATCCAACAATTTGCAAACGTATTGCGCGACCAAATACGTAAAGACATGAACAACTACGCTGACGACTTGGCGGGAGGAGTGTGTCGAACTTTTGATGAGTATCAAAAACTCTGCGGCGTTATTCAGGGTCTAGCCGTTGCAGAGCGTTATGTAATTGACCTTGCAGAGAAAGTTGAAAAATCAGATGAGTAATATCATTTTGCCACCCGGTCTTAGCCTTCCAGCGAGTATCCAACCCCGCGAAAAACCAGAGGAAGACGAGACTGCCGAAGAAAAAGGCACCATGCTACCTGAGCCGACAGGCTACAAGCTGCTATGTATCGTCCCGGATGTATCAGAGAATTATGAGGGATCATCCCTTTTAAAACCTTCTAACCTTATGCGCCAGGAAGAACACGCCACCACGGTGCTTTTTGTAGTTAAGGTAGGCCCGGATGCGTATAAAGATCCCGCCAAATTCCCCAGTGGAGCTTGGTGCAAACCCGGAGATTTTGTGGTCACACGTACCTATTCTGGTACGCGCCTCAAGATTTACGGCAAAGAGTTCCGCCTCATCAACGACGATCAAGTCGATGCGGTGGTGGACGACCCACGCGGAATTACCCGCGCATAAGGAGTAAACATGCCTAGTGAATTTAAATTCCCCGACGAAGTACAGAACACCAGAGTCGAAGTAGACGACGGTAATGACATCGAGATCGAGATTGAAGACGATACCCCCGAACGGGATCGAGGCCGCAAGCCTTTAAGTCACGAAGTCGCCGATCCAACGGACGAAGAAATTGAGTCCTATTCAGACAAAGTAAAGAACCGCATCAAGGAGCTAACCCACGCCCGGCACGATGAACGCCGCAGCAAGGAAGCCATTTTGCGGGAAAAGCAGGAGCTAGAACGCCTTGCTCAACAGTTAATTAGCGAGAACAAGCAGCTCAAAACCAACGTCCACAAAAGCGAAGCCGCCGTCATCGAAGGCGCTAAGCAAAAGGCTGAGACAGAACTGCAAACAGCTCGCCGTAAACTCAAGGAAGCGCAAGAATCTTTTGATACGGATGCCATCATGGCAGCCCAAGAAGAGATGGTTGACGCCAAAATGCGGGCGGAAAAAATAAATAATTACCGCCCAGCCCCTTTACAGGAAGACAATTTTCCTGTACAAACGCAACAAATCGAAGCCCAACAGGCACCACCGGACGAAAAATCTCTGCGCTGGCAGGCAAGAAACCAGTGGTTCGGCGCCCCGGGATTCGAGGAGTACACCAGCTACGCACTAGGGCTGCATAAGAAACTGGTCACCTCTGGCATAAGCCCGAGCAGCGATGAATACTTCGAGCAGATTAACGCTCGCGTGCGATCGGCGTTCCCCGAGTTATTCGGCGAAACTGAAAACAAACCCACGGCTACAGCCGCTAAAAGACCGTCAACGGTAGTTGCTTCAGCGTCGCGTTCAACCGCGACAGGAAAGATCAAGCTGACTACAACGCAGATGGCGTTGGCAAAGAAGTTTGGTTTAACCCCGCAGCAGTATGCTGCTCAAGTAATGAAATTGGAGGCTTAATATGGCTAATGACCGCGTAAATCGTGACCTCGTGTCGCGCGAAAAAGAAGTTCGCTATGAGTACAAACCGTCGAGTACTCTGCCTGATCCGACCCCTATCCCGGGGTACACATTTCGCTGGGTTGCAACCGCAGTCCTGAGTGTGGCGGATCCTACCAACGTGTCTCGTAAGATGCGCGATGGCTGGGAACCCGTGAAGGCAGTGGATCATCCAGAGTTGATGCTGACTGGTAATACAAGCGGCAATGTTGAAGTAGGTGGGCTCATGTTGTGCAAGATGCCAACGGAACGCGCCAAAGCCATTGCTGAATACTATGCCAAGCAGAATCAAGCTCAGATGGAATCGGTGGACAATAACTTCATGCGTCAAAGTGATCCTCGTATGCCGCTGTTTGCAGACCGTAAATCGTCTACATCCCGTGGTGCAACATTTGGTTCTGGTTCTAAATAACGGAGTTTTTTATGGCATATCCTACGGTTCCGGCCCCTTACGGGCTAAAGCCGGTCAATCTGATCGGCGGGCAAGTGTTCGCGGGTTCTACCCGTAACCTTCCCATTGCATTCGGATACAACACAAGTATCTTCTATGGTGACTTGGTCTACCAAACTGGTGGCTTTATCGGTCGCACG